CTATTGTGCGCTTTCGCCCAGTCGTCACAGGGCTTTTCTTTGAGGTAGTAGCAGCATTTCGCGGACACCTTGAAATCCGGAGTCTTATAGTTCACGCCCTCGTTTTCGTTCTCGTAGCCGCCGAACAGTTCCAGCCAGCGCTTTGACAGCTTCATGCGGCTGTTCTTCTGCCAGCCGCCATACTCGCCAGTTTCCCCGGTAATGATGGCGTGACGAACAGTCTTATTGTCCTCGGACGGGTTCTGCAAAAGCTCGATTTTGGCGGCTATCTCCTTTGAAAGTATCGGGAAGCCGAACTCCTTAATAACTGCCGTCTTGCTCTTGATGGGCTTTACGGTCTTAATGCCGAGCTGTTTGTGTACCGCCTGAACTGACTTATCTTCGAGAATGCTCGCGGATATACCCGGGACATCCAGATGGCAGAAATCCCGAATGAAGATGAACAGCGTAATGCTGTCCAGACCTCCCACCGAAACGTGAACATTCGCGTTCCGCACATCGCAAATCTCGTGGTAGTATTCGAGAACGCGCTGCTTAGCGGCTATCTTCTTTGCCTCGTAGGGCAGCGCCTGCTTCTGGAGGAACGCCGCGACGTTTTCCTTTGCGTGTATATCCTCCATCTGCTCATATACGTTTTTCACTTGACAAACCTTTCCGCTCATGATATAATGAGCGTGTGAATTATTTTGTTTGCCGCTTCCCGAGTGCCAGCTCAGGGGCGGTTTTTCTTTTCCCATGAAATAACCGTCTGTGGTGCGCAGCCGAACCCGCGCTTTATATCCCGGAGCGAAAGTCCCTCGCGGTGTGCTTTGAGAATCTCCTCGCGGATATCTTCGGGGTAGACGTTCGCACCGTATTTTCTTACGGGTACGTCTGTTTCGCTGATCCATTTCCGGACTATGCCGTGCGAGCAGCCTATAGCCTTAGCGCATGTCCTCAGGCTGTTTCCTCTGCGGTACAGCTCGACCGCTGTGTCCCTTTGCTCTGGCGTGTACATTGCTTGTCCTCCTTTCCGGCGTTTTCTTCGGCAGGAACGCTCCCTTGAACGACCACACCATAATAATGCAGGTGACTGCCATCATGATGTCCATGCCATTCATGGAGTAGCTCCAGCCGTTCAGCGCGGATACTATCCAGCGCAGGTGGAAGCCCACCAGGGCGGCTATCGCGTAGGGTATGTACTTCTTCACGCCTCGCACCTCCCAGCCCACTGCTCCGCCATTGCCCGGGCGATTCCCGGAAATGTTTTGGAACGGACTTTCGGATCCCGGAACCCCATGCCGTTTTTCTTGCGCGGATTTCCGTGAGCGTCTTTGATCCCTGCCGATACCCAAGGGGTTATGTCCTCTGTCATTATAGCTGTTGGCACCAGTGGGGACAGTCCCCTTAACCACAAGCATGTTTTCTTGCTGTACGGGTGTCCGTGCTCATACGGTTGGATTATCTGCGTGTACTTCGGCAGACAGTAGATTGAGGACGGTATAGGGTTTTCGACCGCGACCATCGGGACATCGGCATTCAAAAATTTCAGGAAGAAATCTTTTGCCATAAGTCCCTTTTTAAGCCGCTCGCACTCGGCATACGACTTCCCGTCGATACGCTTAAACAGCCGCACGGCTCCAGCGTTGCTGAGGTATGTACACGGTGGATGCGCGATAAGCATGTCCCATCTGCCGGGGATTTCGTGCCGAACCCCGTCGCAGGTCGCGAAGCTGCACCGCCCGTTGATGAGCGGAAGGACATCTCCCTTGATGTGCCATTCCGGGTGTCCACCAGAACAGTCCTGGATATCGGCGCTGTATGCTTCGTGTCCGAGCCGGCGCATTTCTTTACATACCGCCTGGGATTCCTCGCAGGCTATTAGTATCTTCATCTCTGATTCCTTTCTGTCCGGCTCTTTAAAAGATATTGGAGATTGTCGTAGTGATTTTTACTCGAGGCTTTCGCCGCCATGATAGCCCCGCCGCTCAGAATTCCGCAGTTGAACACCAGCACCCAGTATGTAGCGCCGTTAAGAATACCGCTTTCCAGTGCGACTATTGACAGGAGCATGCCCAGAAGTCCTGCCAGAAAGCTTGTGCCGATGATTGGTTTGAGTATCTTCATGTTGTTCACCTCACAGCAGAGCTTTCACGATGTCCAGTATCATCGCCGCTCCGATGTCGAGATCTACATTCACGGGCGTGATACCATCGGGATAAGCGATAGTAACGGTTTCGCGTTCCTTGCTGTAACGCAGTGCCTCGATTTCCGCGCCAGCTCTGGTAAGCTTCAGCGCCGGGAGCAGCGCGTTGCATATTGCCTGCTTGTCCTCGGTCATGTCCTCACCCCCAGAGTTCTCAGCTTGTTCAGCCTGTATTCCAGCTTTGCAATGTCCAGTCCCCAGGCTTCGTAGGCTATCTCGGTGTTCACGCGGGTGGCGTCTCCGGGGAGCTTCCCGCGCTCGTTCATGAGCTCCCGCGCCTTGCGCTTGAGCCTGCTCACGGTGTCGTTCGCGAGAGGTCCGAACAGCTCCCGGATATCCGGCGTGGAAAGTTCGCTGCGTTCGTAGTAGAGCCTTATCGCCGTTTCCAGCGATGTTATCTGCGGTATGCGGACTGTTACCTTTGATGTTGGCATGTGATTACCTCCTTATGTTGCCATGTGCGCCGGGATATCCAGCGCCTTTGCTATTGCTCCGGCTACCCTGTCATTCACGCGGTAGCCGCCCATGAACCCCTCAATGGCAGCCACTGAATATCCAGAAGCCTTTGCGAGGTCCTTGTACTTCCAGTCGCGGAGATCCATCTGCTTGCGTATCTCCGCTCGGAACATCTTGTAGTTTGCAAGTGCTATAATGCTCACGTCCTTCCTGGTATATTTTGTAGTTAAACCTTGACAAAGTGCTAAAATTGTAGTATTATAGAGTTGTGAGGAATATAATACTGTTCGCCGCCCACTTCCGGACGGTGGATTTGTCGCGTTTCTTTGTCTGTGAATTGCTACAAGTATATTATACTCGTAAATACGATAGAAGTCAATACGTTTCTACCGTAATTACGATATTTTATATACTGCACAAAAAACGCATGGCAAATTTGTGCAAAAAAGAAAAGCCGCTCTGAGGAGCGGCGGAAAGGGAGTTTATAATGGACGAACTTATTCCAAAATCCGTAGATGAGGCTGCTGGGAAATTAATGAATCCAACAGCCGAAAATGCCGGAAAAACTTTCGGTGACCTTTGGTATCTTGTATTCGGCGGAATTTCATTTGTAGCAGATAAAAGAAAAATAAAATATCAGGTTGCTCTTGAAGCATTTGAGAAATCATGCCGCGAAAAAATAGAAGCAATTCCCGAAGAAAAATTAATAGAACCTGATACACAAACAGCAACTATTGCACTTGAAGAGTCAAAGTTTTGTATCGAAAACGCAGAACTTCGCGAAATGTTTGCTAACCTGATTGCTTCAACGATGAACAGCGATACAGCCGAGATTGCTCATCCGTCATTTCCACAGATACTTAAACAGATGAGCCCATTTGACGCAAAACTGTTCAGATCTTTAAGAGGCATTACAAATGCTGCAATAGGTGAATACCGCAAGAAAATAAGTAACAAAGGTTACATTACATTACAGTCGAATGTATATTTAGAAAACTTGTCTGAAGACCAGACTGACGAAGGAAGAATTGTCAGGCAAGCTACATCTATTACATTGTTAGAGCGCCTTGGTTTGATAAACCTGAGTTACAGCGAAGTATTGATTGATAAATCGCGTTATAGTAGACTTGGTAAAACCAAACTGTACAATTATTATCAATCTACCCTCATGCCTTCAGAGGAAATAGAGATTGTGAACGGTATTATATCATTAACCGACTTAGGTAAACAACTTATTTCGATTTGCTGCCCAATTAAAACAATACATGTTACAGTTAATCTTCCGACCATCTGGGAGACACCAAGAGCAGAAGGGCAAACCACGGAGAAAACAGATAACACATAGCAAAAACAAAGGTGAACCAAACAATATAGAGTAACGCCATTGCGATATATTTCGTTTCAAATTTCATATCATTCTCCTATCCAGTATGGTTGTGGGGGATGATTATATTATACTCGTAATTACGACAGAAGTCAAGAGGTGAAATAAATTGAAAGATTACGCTAACAGCAAAGTGCCTGTTCTTTTTGAAATACTAGAATGCAAAGGAATAACCGGGTCGCAACTTGCTTCCGGCATTGGTGTATCAACCGGAAACATCTTTGATTGGAAAAGCGGAAGGTCTGCGCCAAAGCCGGAAGCAATATGCAAGATAGCTGATTATCTGAACTGCTCTACAGATTATCTATTGGGCAGAACGGCCGCCCCGGAGCAGCCCATGCAGTTCCAGACAACAAAGGAGCAGCAAATACTCGCAGCGTACAAGGCGCACCCGGAGCTACAGCCTGCTATCGACAAGCTGCTCGGAATTGAGGAAGAAACCGAAACGGGCAGAGCGGCTGCCAGGTCTGACAACGACGAGCTTATCGGAAAGCTGAAAATTTCAAAATCAAAGGTCAAAGCGGCACTTGAAGATAAATCCATCAAGACAGACGACGACCTCTGACATAATTTGATAGCTTATAATTCAAATCACCTATGGCATAATAGCCATGAGGTGACTATTATTGAATTATGGAGTTTATCAAAACGTAAGAAACGCCGCATGGCAGTGCCTGCTTGACGCGGGCATAACAGAATTGCCGGTTTCGGTCACGAAAATTGCACAACACTTTGAGGTGAATATCATCAAGAACAGCGTGCACCACTGGCTGGAACCATCACAGAGCGGTATCAGCTACCAGGCAGAGGACGGCACATGGGTGATTGTGTATGACGACAGCGACGCTACAGGCCGAAAGCGGTTCACGATAGCCCACGAACTCGGCCACATTCTCCTCGGGCACCCGCTCCGGGAGGGAGAACAGCACACAAGGGTATTTATCAAGGACCGCCCACAGATAGAGAGTGAAGCTGATATGTTCGCAGCTCGTATACTTTCACCAGCATGCGTGCTCTGGGCGCTCGACCTGCACACGCCCGAGGAAATTGCAGAACGCTGTCAAATCAGCTACACAGCTGCGCAAATACGCGCTGAACGAATGAAGATACTCTATGCACGGCAGAAGTTTCTGACCTCGCCTATCGAACGGAAGGTCTTTGAAGCATTCCAGCCGTGGATTGAGGAGCAAAAAAGCCGTCCTGATTAAGGGCGGTACTACATAAAAGGAGAAAATCGTCATGGCAAGAAAAAAATCCGTTTTTGGATTCAGCGCAAAAAAAGCGCTTGGAATCACATCTGCGAAACGCAAAATAGCAAAGGCTACTGGCATTCCAACCACAAAATCCGGGAGGAAAAGAAAGGCAGAACGTACAATATCTAAAATTCTCTTTGGAAAATAAAAAACTCCCCTGCCCATACGGACAGGGGAAAGCCATAGAAAGGAGTAACCACATGCCAGTAAACAAAACCGGCGTAAAGAAGAACGGCTTGCAGCAGTACCGCGTGCGAGTGAACTACACCGACGCGGCGGGCAAGGCTCACCAGATTGAACGCACCGCCTACGGCCTAGCGGAAGCCAACGCGCTGGAGCAGTCCCTGATAGCTGAATACAAGGACAAGAAGCAGACCGTTTCGCGCATGACCGTCCAGCAGCTCTACGACGAGTACGAAGTCTACCACAGCCACGAAACGCGCAAGACCTCCCACGACAGCGCGATGAAGAACCTGCGGCTCCGGGTAATGCCGTCTATGGCAGATTACCGCCTGGACAGACTCTCGCAGCCGGTCCTCGCGAAGTGGAAGAACGACATCGCCGACGACGAAAAGCTCTCCATAACGACGAAACAGAACGCATACGCGGCGTTCGTAGCTATGCTGAACTACGCCGTCAAGATGGAATACCTGGTGCGGAACCCGCTGAGCGCCCTCGGTAACTTCAAGGCTCCCGACGCCATCGAGAAGCCTGCGGACAAGCTGCACTACTACACCTCGGAGCAGTTCCGGGCGTTCATCGCCGAAGCAAAGAAAAACGCCCAGACCGCAACGGACTGGGCTTATTATGTATTCTTTTGCATCGCGTTCTACACTGGCGCCCGCAAAGGCGAGATAAACGCGCTGAAATGGTCGGACATTGACGGAAATATCCTGCACATACGCCGGAGCATTTCGCAGAAGCTCAAAGGCGGCGACGTCGAGGGTCCCCCGAAGAACAAATCCAGCTACCGCGACCTGCAGATACCTGCCCCGCTGATGAAGATACTGAACGAGCACAAACGCCGCCAGCAGGAAGCTTACAGACTGTTCAGCGAGGAATTCCGCGTGTGCGGGGGCGAAGTTCCGCTGCGGGACACATCGATTGAGAACCACAACAAGGCATTTGCCAAAGCAGCAGGGCTTCCTCATATCCGTATCCACGACTTCCGGCACACGCACGCTTCCCTGCTTGTCAACGAGGGAATAAACATACAGGAGATCGCGCGCAGGCTCGGGCACTCCGACGTGCAGATGACCTGGAACACCTACAGCCACCTCTACCCTCGGGAGGAGGAACGCGCCGTCGCTATCCTCGATAAAATTGCTCCAGATTGAGCGCAGTTAGCTTCCCCCGAAATCCCCGAAAAATCCCCGAATAACTCGGAAAAGAGGATTTTTGAGGTTGGAATGCAAGCTTTTTAAAAGTCCAACGTTTGGCTTTGCAATGCGGTTTTATAGGCGCTTGCCGGAAAAGTGAGAAATGTATTTGGAAGCTGAAATCGGTTCCCTTCCTCTCCGCCACAATGTCAAAGAGCCGCATTGCAATGCGGTTCTTTTGTTTTAATCCCCGAAAAATCCCCGAATTATCGCAAAAAAATTCTTTACGCGCAAAAAGATGTCCCGCAATGTCCTTGAAAAAAGCCGCCGAATATGCTATTATATTTTCAAGGGGTGTTGCCCAAATCGCTCCTTCTTTGCATAGGAGACAGCCATTCTCCTTAAATGGACCCCGGGCGTTTGTCCGGGGCTTCTTTCTGAAAACTGCAATAAAAAACGACCCGAAGCGTTCAATGCCCCGGGTCGTTTGTCTTCTCAGCTGTTGGGAAGCTCCATAATTTCGTTGTAGAGGTCTGTTGCGACGTCGTTGCCGCCCAGTGCGTGGTAAGCCTTGTACGCTTTGGTGAGCGCTTCCCGGGCGTATATGGGGCACTTCCCGCGCTCGGTGTACTTCTCGTGCGACCGGATTATCTCAGCCCTGAGCAGACACTGCACGCCTGCTTCGAGCTGCTCCGTGCGTTCGTTTCTGCGGTGCTTCCTGGTAGTCAGGCTGGTGAACGCAACGTTCGCAAGCGTGACTGCAGCGCCGATGAGCGCCACTATTATCTCAGTGTTCATTCGTCAAGTCCTTTCAGATACAAATTCTCGAGTTTTTTCAGAGCCGACCTGCGGAGCAGATACACGCGCCGAATGCACATGAACGTCTTTTCCGCGATTTTGTCCCACGTTTCTCCGGATATGTAATACCTGAAAATGACCGCGTGCTCTTCCCCGTGAATGTGCTCGATGTATCTGAGCGCCCTCGCGCGGTAATCAACAAGCTTGTCGATACTCCCGTTGAGCTGCCTTTCCTCTTCCTCGAGCCTTTCAAGTATCTTCGCGGCGCCCTCGGCAGTTCCCCCGTACTTACCGAAACGCTCGATAATGCGGTGGAGCATGTCTATGTTTTCGATGTGTGCCCGGGAAACAAGTTCCTGCTCCCTGGCAGGCTGCAGGAGTTCGTCTACTATTCGCATTCCTTTTTCTCCTTATCCTATTTTGGTGCCGTTGTAATAAAGACCGTCCGACTTCAATGTCAGCGAGTTTTCACCACAAAGTATTTTTGTACTTCCATCGCTCTTATCGTAACGCATTAAGATGCTAAAACCGTTAGAAAAATTAAGGTTCACACACGCGGATGCATTTTCGTCAATGGTTAGAGAATTGTTCCTGCTTTCGATACTAAAGCCCGCATAGTCTTTTAAAAACCTTATGCTGTTTCCCCCGGTGTCACCTATTACCAATGAGTTATACATATCATAGTTGTCTGTAATATAGCATATGTGCTCTTCGTATGTATCGCTGCCCGACTTGGATATCCTAAAGCCGCTTGGTGTAGTAGTAGCATAATATTCCGAGTTTGCGCCCTGGAGTTTTTCAGCCACGCCGCCACTCTCGCCGATCATGCCAGCCAGACCGTCTATCTGCTTCTGCAGCTGGGAGCGCGGCTGAATTCTTATGGGCTTCTCAGAAGCCGCTGTATCGTCGGAAGCCGTTTCACCGTCAAGCGCCAGCATTACCGCAGAACTATCTGAAAGCGCCGTAAGCGAGGACGGCATACTGCATTTTATTGAGTGCTGCCCGCGATACCGCCAGGTCTGGGAAGTTATCATGCCCGTTGCGTACCCGCGTTCAGTGTCTATCGCGCCACCGCGGAGCCGCACATAATCCCCGACATCAAGCGCAGGGTCGCCGGTAAAGCTGACGTCATACACCCTGTTCAGGCACTCGAAAAGCTGCCTGAGTTCGTTGTTCAGCGCTTCAACAAGTTCCGCGTCGGTCAAAGCCGCTGTAAGCGGGTTGTCGTCCAGTTCGAGTACTGCGAGTTTTTCGCTGCCGCCAGCTGTAGCACTGAGCGATGAGGAAACTATATTCCCTTTCTTTCGCGTTATTATCTGAGCGATCCTTGTGGTATCGTCCGAAAAATCAGTGCTGAAGCGGATATCTCCCTTTATCTCCCGCTCCGGGGTAATAACTCCACCGCTGTTTTTATTGCATGTGAGCGGCCGGAACTCAAGCGCGCCGTCCTGGCGGCGTATCCGCGCGAACGAAGCGGTCAGCATGCCGACATACATCAGCAGGTCGTGTTCCGTCTGGACGCGGGTCACGTCTATAGAAGCGCTCATAGCGCCATTAGGCAGCGCTTCAAATTCCGATTGCGACATTCCGAAAGTAACACCGGCTGCCGTGCATGCGTAGTCAACGAGTTCAAACAGTGTTCCCTCCCGGCTTGTCGAGGGTATATCAAACAGCACAAGCGCGTCGTCCGCACTGAATTTTACGACATCGTTACGGCGCTTGATAGTTGATCCGTCAACGTAATACCTCCCCAGCGGAACGCTTTCAGAAGCAGCGGCTTTCATGCTGCTGTCATGATAGATCCTGAAAGCAAGCTTGATGACCGCGCCGTCCAGGTCGCTGGTCTTTCCCGCAAAACCTCTCAGCCCTACGGAAAGTTCCCCGGAATAAACGCCGCCGGGACGAAAATCGCCCCGGCGGTTAAGCTTATTGATTATCTGCAGCGTTCCGCTGTCAATGTTGCTGTCGTCCAGCTGTATCATCGTGCCGTCTTTCAGGCGGACGGCGCCGTATACTCCGGTGTAACGCACCGGCGATGAAATGAGCGTGCTGTAAGTGTCGGTCACATTATACATGTTAATACTCCGTGAATGTCGTCGTGAATTCCCACCATGATTTTTCTGGATCGTCGGGGTTCCATTTCAGCAGCTTCGGCTTACGGGACGGGTCTGCGTAGCAGTCCATGGTGCTGTACTGCGTATCAGCCGGCTGCGCCAGGTCGAAGAAAGTCACCTTTATCTTAGGCGGAAGCACTGCATTCCAGACCTTGCGCATGTCAGGGGTCTGGAGCCTCCATGTGAAGCTTGCAGTCCGGACGTTGCTGCGTATGATATCGCGTGTCATGAACATATTTTCGGAACGCCCCGCGCTTTTGCTGTCGTAATCGTCGCTGGTGGGTGAAAAATCGGACGGCGCGGGCATTTCCACACCGTCTATCTTGACTATCGAATAGGTCTTTGCCATCTGTTCCCCTTTCCGGGCAAAAATTATCAGCGCCCATTGCTGAGCGCTGTAATATCATTTTCTTCCGATTTATCTTCCAAACATGAAAACACCGATAAAGCCGAACAACGTAAGGATAAACCAGAACAGCAGCATTGCGCTGATGGATTTGATATCCTTTGCAAGCTTGTACTGCTTTTCTTCCATGACCTGCAGGCTTTCAAGCATGACGGAAAGGTTGGTGTTTATCGCGGTGAGTTCTGCGTGAATATCAGCCGCGGTGTCGTTCAGAACAGTCAGCTCTGCGCCGACTCTTTCATCGTGGTTCTGGTTGATTTCCGGTTTCTGCATATCCATAGTGATTACCTCCGACATTTGTTGTATCTGTGAATATGATATCACAAATTGCCGCAAATGTCAATATCCATTGGAACGCATTGCCTCTCTTTCCTGGTAATTGGTCACGCTTTCGCCCACAATATTTCCGTCGAGTTCAACGGTGGTGTGGAGCTCGATCGCCATCTGCTTTGTTTCGTCGGGCGTAAGGGCACGCGCCGTTCCGGTCAGACCAGGGGCGACCCTGGACAATGTGCTCTGCGGGATTTCGTAATCGGGATATTCCAACGGTATCTGTCCGCTTTCGCGCAGATTTTTCTGCAGGCTCAGCGCATAATCTATATTGAACCACTGGTCAAATCCATATCTGTTAAAATAGTCCTCTGCTAACGGGTCTGAATTGAAAGCCTCTTTTTTAGCAGAAGCCAAAGCGTCTACCGGATTTTCGTTATTCCGCAGATGTTCAAGCAGGTTCTGACTCATATCTGTATCAAGGTGAGAAAAACGATTTGTAAGCTCAATAGCTTCATTCCGCGCGGACTCGTTGAAATCAAACCCGATATTACGCCAGTATTCGCTCCAGCTTTTTCCGAAGTCGCCGAACCAGCCCGCGACCGTATCGTCTATGCTTTCAAGAAAACCACCCAGTTCTTTTAGGGCTTCCCTTTGCTCTTCACCGTGACCATTGAACGCCTGATATATCGTGCTCCCGGCATTCGTCCAGAAATCAGACCAGCGGTCGCCGAACAGGTTTCGGATTTTCTTATCAAGCACCCGAAGGCTCGAAAGCTGCGTATCGCTGTCGAAATTAAACGCGTCGAATATGGTCCCAAAGCCAGTCCCGATATCCGAAAACGTCGTCGAGAACGTATCCGCGAACCCACCGAGGTCGAAGCCGTTCACCTGGTCGCCGAGGTCGCCGAGCTGCGCCTTTGCGTCCGCTACAGCGTCGGCAGCTTCCGAAGCGCCGTTGGTTATCGCGTTGAAATCGATCCCCCCGGTGCTTCCGGAGGAACCCTTGAATATATTCAGCGTATCGATATCGGCAAGCTTCTTTTCAGCGCCCTCGGCGCTGTTGCCCAGCCCGTCGTAGCTTTCCGAAAGCCCGTCAACGCTGTCAGCGGCATTGTCCGCGCCCTCTGCGGTATCGTCGAGGGATTTGTTCTCCGACATTTCCCGGGCAGTGGCGCCTACGTCGGCGACCAGGGCAAGTATCCCCGCAATTATAGCGAGCCACCCGAATGTAGCTTTCAGCGCGGAATTCCAGGTTAGCTGCTTCGGTATGAGAATTCCAAGCAGGTTCTTCCACGCGGCGTTCGCAGCGTTGTAAAGCAGCTGAGCCTTGGTCACGGCAGGCATGGTCAGCGCCGCCGCAACAGCGATACCGAGCATGGTTTTCGCGCCTGGCGAGAGGTTCAGCAGATACTGGGCTATATTGTTTATCCCACCGGCGACCGTGGTTATCACAGGCGCCAGCGCTTCAAGCCCCGAACGACCGATAGCCACCAGCGAGGAAGCCGTCGGCAGCAGCTGGGTGCCCAGTTCAGCGGTGAGGTTCTCGAATTCTGCCTTTAACGTCGTCAGCGAGCCGGAATACGTGTCGTTCTCGCGGGCGTAGTTCCCGGCTGCGTATTCCGTCTTGTCAAGGAACATCTGCATTGCCGCGTACACCTTCTGCTGGGTGGTCTCAAGCTTGCCCAAGCCCTTTTCCTGCGCGTAAGCCTGCAGTGTGGTGTCGTTCATGGCAACGCCGAGATTATCCATCATCGTGAAATTGCCCTTTGCGGCGCCGGTGACAGCTTCCATCGCGTCCTTGACGTCAGTGCCCATGATAGAAGCGACGTCGGCGGCTCGCTGCATGGCGTTCTTTGACATTTCCGCGGCGCTGGCGTTGTCGAAGCCGGAACCCTTGAACAGCGACCCCATCTTGTTTGCGGTCGCAAGATACGCGGACTGTGATAGTCCCATGTTCCCGGCGGCGGTGAGTGCAGTCTCTTTCAGCTTGTCGGCGTGCTTCTGGAATACCACCTCAACACCGCCGAGGTTCTGCTCAAGGTCGCCCGCATTGGAAATACTGTCGCTGATGATCTTCCCGATACCCAGCGCGGAAACTCCCTTTGCCGCGCTTTTGAAAATGTCTTTCAGCGCGTCGCCGGATTTCTGCGACTGCTCCTCCAGGTCGTCCAGCCGCCCTATGACTTCGCCGATAGCCTGGTTGAATTCGCGGTTCTGGGCGTTTATGACGATGTTCAGTTCCTCAACGGTCATCTCCAGCCCCCTTTCTCTTGTTGTGCACAGCGGCTATTCTCGCCATGCTGTCGCGGCATTTACGCCAGTCGAAGCCCTTGTTTTCCCGCAGGAACGGGAAATGCTGGTCTGCGGACCTCGGAAAATGCCTCGGGTTGTTCACCGCAAGCCCGGTGAGATACGCGGTGTTCCAGGCAAGTATCGCAGAGCTCCGCATGGCGCCGTCGCGGCGCGCGGCTTCGCTTTTCAGCAGGTCGTACATCTCCGCGGGGGTGAGGTCGCAGAAGCCGCTGCCGTACACCCCGTTTTCTATCGCAGCACTTTTCAGTCGGGAGATCAGCTCTGCTGCGTTGCACGGCTGAGCTGATCCTGGACTTTTTTTGCCGCGTCTGCCGCTGTCTTTGATATGAAGCCGCCATTCACGAGCGCTTCGAATATCACGTTCGCCGCGTCGTTTATCGTTCCGCCGTTCTCGACGAACTCGTCGTATACGTCGAGCGCTTCGTTCTTTGGGATATCCGCACCGCAGGCGATGAACTGCGCGGTCACGCCTATGCGGTCGGTTTTCTGCAGCCCGTCGAGCAGGCTCTCACCGAGGAGCGCTTCCAGCTTTTCGGCACGGCGCGCGGTGAAGCGCAGTTCCAGGTTTTTATCCTCTGATATTTTCAGGATTGCTCCGTTCATGGCTCCTCCTTATGTTTCTTTCCATTCAAGGTCGCTTTCCATCGATACGGAAAGCTTGTACTTCATCGGGTCGCCGACGCCGGCGCTGGTGATATACACGGTGGGCTTGCCCTTCCATGTGTAGCTGGTACCGTCCGGGAATGCAAGCTTCCAGTCGAGCAGGGTGTTCTCTTTCTCCTTGAGCTTGGCGAAAGCCTTCTTGATGACGGTTCCGGTATCCTGTGCAGTTTCGGTGTTATAAATGAATTCGAACTCCAGCGAGCCGGGGTCGGTCAGTCCGTCGATATAGCGCTTGTTCTTGTCGCGCATGTTGGATACATCGACCTTGTCCGGTGTGCTGCCCATATCAGGGTAGTTGCTCAGTCCGTAAAGCTCAAGAAATGTAGCGCCGTCGTCCTCTGAAAAATCGAGATGCGTGTCTTTGGTTATGTGTTCCATGTGTTCCTCCTGTAAATCTGACCTGTGTGTTCGTCTATTGCCGCGCTGAATGTCAGCGTGCGCCGGTGCAGCCCGTCCTCCCTGATATCCGCGCCGGAATTCCGCACAAATCCGCGGGAGATGAGCCGTGCAGATAACGCAAGAGCCGTTTCGGTGCAGCGCTGTAATTTCGTATCGTAAACGTCTATCTGGAACGACACCGCCGCCAGCCGTTCCTCCCCCGAAACAATAGCCCCGGAGCCGACGTCAAGCGGCGTAAGTATCGCCAGCGGAAAGCCCGGCACTATCTCCGGGAACTGCGGTTCCAGCGCGGCTATATCCTCCACCATCGGGGGAATGATGATATTGACGTCAAGCATCGTCTATCGCCTTTCTGAGTTCTTCCGCGACAAGGCGGCAGATCTCCTTTTCCTCGTTCTTGCCGACCGCAGCCCGCAGGAACGACTGCGCTTTCTGCCCGTATGAAGTGTGCCAGTTGCCTTCTTCGTCCTGCCAGTGCCATTCCATCTTTGACGTGTGCGGAACTCCGGGGTCGCCCTGGGTGCCGGTGCCGTACTCGACGAACACCGCGTATTCCTTATTGGTCCCCACCGCGACAACACCCGGCGCAAGCCTCTGTACCCGGATACTGTTCCGCAGTTCCCCAGTATCCACAGGGCAAAGCAGGACTGCGTTTCCGCGTATTTTCTCACCGCCTCTGAGCAGCGCCTGGTCGAGCACTGCGCCGCTGTCAGCCCTTACGGACTGCATTTTCTTTATAAGCTGTTGTATCGTCATATCAGTTCGCACACCGCTTTCCGTATATTTCTGTAAACGGTCACGCCTTTCGCTTCGTAAGTGCCGCTGCGGAATTTCACGCGGTCGCGCTCGCGGATATCGGTATCGGCGCTGCAGAGTAGCTCTATTGAACGGCTGAATTTCACGCCGTACTGCTCGGCGGTCGCGTTATCGCTGAGCGGCTGGACTTCCGCGCGGATATTCCCGGCGGGCTGCCATGTGGTTTCTGTGCCGATGTAGCTGCTCTTTGCAGTCGCCGGGCGCGAAAGCGGGAGCGTTTCAAGCCTGTTCTGTATCAGCCGTATAAAGCACCCCCGCCTTTCTTGGGTAGTTTTTCAGCCGCGCCAGCATTTCAGGGGGAAGCCCGTCGAAGCTCTGGGAGATACCGCCCTCGCTGCGGGAACTTTCGCCCTCTGCGCCGCGCTTGTTGTACGCCATCACCGCAAGCTGTACCTGCACCGAAACGAGCCGCGCCGGAACTTCATCGCGACCGATATAGTCGCAGACTGCGTCCCCGGCGTCGTCCAGCAGGGCGGTTATAAGTCCGTCCTGCGAATCGCCCGTTATCCCGGTGAGAAGCTTGAACCGCTCCAGCGGGCTCATGCGCCGACTACCGCGTCGATAACTGCGGAAGCGGCTACAGTCTTGCCGTCAACCACGGAAACGACAGCGACCTTGTTCCCGGCAGTTGCGGAGATGATGCCGTCCGCAGGCACCTCAGAAAATCCGGTAGCCGCCGCGCCGAACTTCGGAACAGTAACGGAGCTGTCTGCCTTGTACATCAGCTTTCCCACAACGTTGCGTGCGATTTTCAGCCTGCCCCTGCCGGTGTCGGCAGCGCTCATGGAAAGCCCGAACTCGCCCATAGCGCCGAAATGCACGCCGACGGAGCACTTCTTGTTCTCGGTGACAAACGCGTCGTAATACACCAGACCCTCGACAAGGTGTCCGGCGATTCCGGGGGGATTATCGTGTATCTTGTATTCCGCAAGCTTCTCCGGGGAGCACACAGATTCGCCGTAAGCGATGATGAACGACGCGCCGGCGGGCATTCTGCTCTTGGGAACAGCTACTATCTTAACACCGTCAACGTCGCCGACCTGCCCGGTGATGAGCATGTTCTGCGCAAGCTCGGAAGCCTTGGTGTAGCCGTCGCACTGCTTTATCGCATTGAGGAACGCATTGGAAACGTACGCCACTCTGCCAACCGCAGGCACCTCGTCGTCGCTGATGGCGCTGTTTATCGTGAGAAAATCACTGTATGCGGTGGAGTTGCCGGTGGCGCTGACCGCTACGTGCTCAGCCTTGTTCGCGGCGGTCTTAAAGCGGTAGGCGTCCACCTCCGGAATAACCACCTGGTCGAGCTGTCTGCGGAGCGCCTTTGCCGCGTCGCGGATACCCGCCGGGGAATCCACCGCGTTGGTGGCGTCGATGGTGAACGTGAACGAACGCTTCTGAGTGAGGGTCAGCTCCTCGGTGGTGTCCTCCAGCTCCTCGGGGTTGCCGTAGCGGTTGGAGCCTGTCGCCTTGTAGTCGTTCATTTCAGCGGTTCCCATGCTGTAGACCTTGACGGTCTGCGCTCCGGTGAATTCGTACTTGCCGCCCGCCATCGAAGTGGTAAGCGCTCCGAGCCTGAATACTTCGTCGACCTTATCTGAATACTTGGTTGCGAGATTTACTGCCATTAAAATTACCTCCTGTTAAACTCCCAGTCCGTCAAGGAATGGGTCCTTTGCGCCGGGGTCGCCCTTTTTCGGGGGAGCTCCGGCTAACTTCTTTGCTACCTCCGCGCTGACTGCGTCCGTGAAAGCCTTTGCGACTGCCGCCGCGCTTGCTTCGATACCGTCGGGGTCGGAGATGTCCACAGCCCCTACCAGAGCGGCGGGGACGTTCTTCTCCGCGAGGTACTCCTTTGCAAGGGCGGTGCGCTCCCGCTTCGTGAGAGCGGCTTCGCGGTCTGCGAGAGCCTTTTCCTGCTTCTCGCGCTCATGCTTTGATTTCTCGTCCGCTGTCATTGCGGCTACGCGCTCGGCTTCTGCCTTTTCGTCCGCGGCTTTCTTTTCCCAGCGCTTCTGGCGTTCCGTTATGATCTTGTTGAGCTCTGCCTGCGTGAACGTCTTTTCAGCGGCTTTTTCCGGTTTGTTTTCCGCCTCCGGCTCGGGCGTAGATGTGGTAGGATCACTTGAAGGCAACACTCGCCCTCCGGCGGTCTGAGCGCCGCCCTGCTCCTGTGTGGTCTGGGTTGTCTGTTCGTCTGCCATAGTTACCTCCGTTTATAGCCTGTCGGCTTATTCCGCGCGGGCTTTTTACGTCGTCAGCGTGTTTCGGACGAGTGTCGTCTGCAGGACAATAAAAAAGCGCCGTGCATTGCTGCATAGCGCTTTGGTATTTAATTGAATGGATTTATGCTATTGCTTTGAGAAGCAGAAGCCGGAACGTTTCTCTGCCTTTCGGGGTTACAAGTGTTTGCGTGCCGCTCCAGTTGGTCTTTTCGTTGAAAGTTTCCTTTATTTCGAAAAGTCCGTTGTTCTTCTCGGCGTAAGGCATTATCTTTCCTTTCTTGTCGCGGTATATGTACTTATGCTCAAGCAGGAAATTGATAAAGACCTTTTCCTTGACGTCGAGCTGCTTTGCGGTTTCCCGGAAACTCGTCAGCGTGTTGCGGTCAACAAGCTCGTCGAAATAATCCGCTTTCGGCTTCATTATCTCGTTATCAACCTGCAACGTTGACACCTGTATCTGGAGCCGCTTGACATTCTCGTTAGCGTAGTCCAGAGCACGCTTCATTATCATCTCCGGACTGTTCCATGCTTCCTCGACCCTGATGAAGTACTGCCGGAACTGCTTGCCCTTGTCGTTGCGCTGGAGCATGCAGATTTCTTTTGCCATGGGGATCGTAATTGCGTGTTCGATAGTTCTTCCGCCGTTTTCTAAATTTTTAGAAATCGCCGTGTAGTCCTCATTCTCTGTGAATCCGTAGGCGCACATGTTTTTGAACCAGTCCGCATACTTTGATTTGACCTCCAGAGCTTCGTGAAGCTCCCGCCCGCTGACGGTGGGCTTGTCGGTATCGTAGTTGATGTTGATAAGTTCGTTCATGCGAGAACCTCCACTTCGGCTGCCATGCGCTCAAGTTCTGCGCTTAACTGCTTGCTCAGGCTGTTTATTCCGTACAGCACATCGTTGTAGATTGCACCGCACTTTTCAGGATTGAAAGTAGAATTAGCGGCTACCCATGCAATGGAGCCGAGCTGGTCTGCTTTTGCAGACAATTCAAGAAGTCTGTCGTCTAAGGGTAATTTGGTTTCTTTCATAACATATTCCTTTCAAACACTTGACAGGAACGCCGTTCTGATGTATAATAGATTTCAGATTGGGCATTCCTGTCCTTTCAAACCGGTAAGCGATATCCGAAACACTTTCCTACGGTGCGGATATCGCTTATTTTTTTAGCTTTTCATAGACTTCTTTTATGCCCTGCCGAATAATCTCGGCTTTCGTTAAGCCTGTTTTTTCGGAACAATACTCTAAACGCTTGATATCTTCCTCTGAAAGTCGTATCCTAGTGCTTAAAGTTTTAGGGTCGTCAGTCGGTCTACCTGTTCTTGGGGACATTTGCTTCACCTCTTTTCTGTGTCCACATATATCATAACATAAGTGGATACAGAAGTCAAGAGGTTTCGCGCAATTTGTATATTTGCACAGAAAAAGCACCTTGCTTTTGTACAAGGTGCTTATTTCTTACTATCGTTTGATTTCTCGTCCGCTTCGCGTTCAAGGTCTTTCAGAAGTTGCCTCATTTTTTCGACCGCTTCTTCGTTCGAAACGTCGAGAGAATGCTTTTTTATTTCAGCCATTCAATTACCCCCATATCAATATACTTGTTAAGAAATTTATTGACAACAGCACGATATTCAGCGTCAGACCCAGTTTTAACCTGCTTTCGCACCATTCTGTCAAGCTCTCTTATCAAGTCTATTCTATCATATTCCGTGAGTTTTGTCAATACCTCAATCTTGCCGTTATTCTTAACAACTGACATGGATTTAAGACTATTTTCTCCAAAGAACTCAACCACATCGTCGATAGAAAAGCTATTGTTCCGAGGGTGATTATGCATAAGGAACAAATCCTTGCCGTAAAAAGCGCCGAATTCTATTTTATCATCAGTGCCATGAAGAACGCGCTTTCCGGTCATATCACTATTGAGTATAAAAGCTACTTCCTTACTGCCGTTTTCCATCATAGATGTTTTCAGCAGCTTTTGATGTTCTTGGTGTATTTTCTCACAGATATCATCAGAATATGTTTTTGGAGTAACCTTTGGAACTTTAGCGACCGTTTCATCGGTAATGGCTGTGATAGGTTTCTTGCTTCCGCTTTCCCTGAGCTTTCTACCATTATTCTCGCTCCCGTAAATCCTGCTAGGTTCGCCGTCTACAAACTCCCTGTGCCAGTCCTCATAGGTCATACCCGCCGGGACCCTGACCGTATTCCCGTCCTTATCCTTAGCCCGGCGCTCCAGCCCGGCGAGGGTATCCTCTCCGAAATCCGCGATGGTAGTCGAGCGGCAGAACGGGTGCATGGGCGGGTAGTTCGTGCCGGGCTTTGCCTTTGCGAGTTCGAACACCTTGCCGTCCAGGGCGGCACAGCACTCGCACGTCCGGCTGTCGAGGGTAGCCACAAACCTGTAGCGGTCAATCCCGGCTTCGTCGTACGCCTTTGCCTGAGCCGCATTCGCGACGTACGCGCTTTCCGTCCGGACGATACGCCGGGCGCAGAACGCATTCACACCGAACTGCTCCTGGAATATCCGCGCGGTCTTTTCGTTAGAGCGCCCGGAAAGCATGCTGACCAGCAGTTCGCTTTTCAGCCGTGCCGTCATGCCGTTCACGTCTTTCCAGATACGCTGTGAGTAATTTCCGCCCGACCAGCTGGAACGCAGAATGCGGTCAACGTCCTTCTGCGAGAACTTCGAGAAGCTGAACCCCAGCCCCGTGCCTTTCTGAATGCTGAATATTTCGCGGTAGTAGCTGTCCTCAGCGACATTCCCGAGGGCTGACGTGATGTGCTGGTTCTCGGTCTTGTACAGTTCCCGGCACTGCTTCACGATGTCCTTGTTCAGCTCCTCTATCCGTGTAATGCGGTAACGGTACGCCCCGGCACTGTTTATCGCATTCAGGAGCGCTTCCCGCTTTTCCGGGTCGCCGACCTGCTGCGCGGATTTCCGGAGCCGCTGGAGCACCGTGCCGTCGCCGGCGGCGTTCAGTATCTTTTTCGCTTCCGCTTCGGAGATACCGAACGACTGCATTCCGCGCAGCACTGCCCTGACTTCCTTTTCGAGGTACGCAGAAGTCTGCTGTATCGCGGCGTTCATTTCGGCAGCGGTACTTTCAGCGGTGCCCATGCGGTCGTACATGTCCTGCGCTGCGCGGCGCTCCCAGTACTTACGGCTGTTCATCGCTCATATCCGGCGGCAGGTTCGGGAAATTGTTCTGCTGCTCCCGTATCTCTTCGGCAGCGGCTTCCGGGTCGTCCACAAAGGGCAGAAGCCCGAGCAGCGTTTTCAGCGGGACTAAATCCCGCAGCTCCGAAACCAGCTGCGCGACCTCGGTCTCATTGACCGGAAGCGCCCTGGTGAACTGTATCGAAATATCCCGGCTGTCGATGTGCGCTTTTCCGGTGGTGTCCAGCCAGCTGCAGAGAAGCCGCAGGCGCTCTTTCAGCCCCTCCCGGAAGTAGCGCTCCTTGATTTTCGTTATCTGCTCAAACCCGAGGAGCTTATAGCGCATCGCAACGCCGGAGGCATTCCCGCCGAAGCTTTCGTCGCTCATGCATGGGACGTTCGCGAATTTATGTATATCCTGCTCCAGGGATTTGCGGAGGACTTCCACGCTGTTCTCATCGAACTGCCGGGTAAGCCACTCTGCGGAGCTGTCCGCGTCAAGCTCCAGCAGACCGTTCTCCCGGAGCGCCTTGTAGCTTTCAGACTTCTCATCGTTGTCGTCACCGAGGACTGAACCCTTGATAAGCAGTATCGCCTCGACGAACTGCTCCTTGTCGTTCACTCGGTCGCTCTGCAGAATATTGTACGCGTCGATGAGCGACAGAACAGGCTCAAAGTCGCTGCCGCAGGTGGAATTGTTGTATATCTCGATGAGCGGCACGCCGTTCATTCCGTGGGGGCGGTTTTCGTCCGGCAGCTTCGGCGTAAATCCTGTGTCGGTGACGAAATGCGTTATCATGCTCGCCGTGCAGAGATACACGGAATACCCGGTGTCCCGGTCCGTAACGCTGTCATGCAGCTTGTAATAATACACCCCGGCGACGGGCTTCTGCTGCACCGTGTCGTCATAGATAACGAATGCCTGTCGCGGGTCGGGGGAATACAGCCGCGGCTGTCCGTCCTCGTCGGTGTAGATGAACTCGTAAGCCGTGCCGAATATGCTCGCTTTCTGCGCGAGGTCGATGTCCTGCGTGTCGCTGTCAGCGGTTCTCAGAAGCTCCAGGAGCGGCTCCAGGCCGTCGCCGGAATACTTCACCGGATTGCCCGCAAAATAGCCCACGCAGGTGTCTGAGATGTATTTCGCGTGATTGCACACCAGCCTGTTATTAGCAAGCACGGAGCGCTTTTCCCGGTCGCATATCGGGTGTCCTCCCTCATAGTAACGCTCAAGCCGGTCGTAACGGTCGTGCGTGTGCTGAATATGCTCGTTGATAAATCCGCAGGCTATCTCCTGAGTTATCCGGGTACCCGCTGATATCGTAAAGGGCTTTATCATCAGTAAATGCCCAGCTCCTTTCTGTTGAGTATTCTGGCGTGTTTCGTATCGCTTTCCAGCGCGTACCTCATGGCGTCCATGAGGTGGTTGAAATCGTCGATGGGCTTGTTTATCGTGCGTCCGAACTTATCCTTTGCCCAGGTGTAGTTGTAGATCTCAACGATGAAGTTCTTGCAGCGCGGGTGAACGATCAGTTCGTAGTCCTGAATGCGGTCGATACCGTTAAGGATAGAGTCCTTGCCATTCTGAGCAGCGCGGACTCTCCGCAGACCCAGCGTGCGCAGTCGGTCTATGGACTTAGGCTCCGCGCTGTCGGCGGTAATGACTTCCTTAGCGTAGCCCATTTCTGTTATGCGCTCTGCAATGCGCTCGTTGCTCATTCCGCGCTCGTACATCTCGTCGAACACCCATATTTTCTTTGACTTCTCGTCAACCATACCAGCCCAGAACGCCGTCGGGTCGTTGGTGTAGCCGAAGTCCAGACCAAAGAAGCTGCGCGCCGTGTCCGGCAGGTCAGAAAGCTCGAATTCAGCTTCCCGGAAATTCTCATATACCAGACCGTCCACCATGCCCCAGTTACCCAGACCCGCGACCTGGTAGCGCCGGGGATTATCGCGCTTCATTCTCTCGAAAACACGCAGGTCGGCGGCGTCCAGAAACTCATTGCAGAGGTAGTTAGTAGTCTGCGCGAGTACGTCGGGGTCTGGGGCGTCGAAAAAGCGCTTTTTCAGCCAGTGGTGCTCGTTCCAGGGGTTGAACGTCAGCGTTATCTGCTTGAACAGCCCGTCCGGGACCTGCCCGCGGATACTCTCGTCGAGGGTGTCGAAGCTCTCCTCGCTGTCGATCTCGTAGGCTTCTTCTATCCACAGCCAGCAGAGCACGCCGACGTCAACGGTGATGGAGGTGACTTTCAGCGGGTCGTCCAGACCCCGGAAGTAAATCTTCTGCCCGGTCGGGAGGTAGGTCATTTCAAGCGGGCTGAGGTTTATCTGCCAGTACTGCTGGACGCTGAGCCTTGCTATCGCCCATTTCAGCTCCGTGAAGCAGGAGTTCCGCAGGGTGTTGTAAGTCGCGCGGACTACCAGCAGGTTCGCCGCCGGATGCTTCATGAGATTTACGATGAACCACAGCGCGGAGGTCTTGCTCTTCTTGCTCGCACGGGAGCCTTTGCATACGCGGTACCTCCCCCGGAAGCGCCAGAATTCGCCGTAACCACCGCCGACAAGCTCCGGGAGGTATATCTGCTTCGCGTTAGTCTGCAATTTTATCATCGCCTGCTATAACCACCGGGATATTTCCCTCGACGTTCAGCTTGTCCGTGAACATACCGAGGTGCTTTCCGAGAAGTTCCAACGCTTTCAGCTTATCGCACATGCGCACTTCTCGCTCCACGCTATCAGAGCTTTCGCCGGATGAGGTTTTTACCTTGACAACAGCGATACACGCCTTATCCTCTTCAGAAGCGTTTCTCCTGATCTTTGCGGTATCAGGGTCTATTACGTCCGTAGCCTTGACAAAGGCTATTTTTGCAAGCTCCTGGATCACGCGGTCTGCGTTTACTCCCGTTCTGCGGGAGCGCTTCGCAATTCCTGTGTCTATACGCGCGCGAATGTCCGGTTTTGACAGGTTCTCACTTCCGATATTCCTGGCAGCCGACGGCGAATATCCTGCGCGGATAGCCGCCTGGGTGGCGTTCAGGTCTACGAGATATTCCTCGCAAAAGCGTTTCTGCTTTTCAGTCATGGGGTACTCCTTTCGGGCATAATAGAAGCGCTCGGGCATATGCCTGAGCGCTATTCAGTATTTCATGCTACTATTATAGCACAGGTGGCATGGGACATTCAAGGACATCTTATCTGCAGGAGCGCTTTTCCGTGCAGGCGGCATATCTGCTTGTAGCTGTAATCCATGCGCCGCGCTGTCTCCTCCAGCGTAAGGCAGTTGATGTAACGCAGCTCCAGCAGGTGGCGCAGGCGTTCGTCCGGTACTGTCGATATCGCCGAGAGTATTCCCCGCTGGACGTCGATACTGCGGTCGATGTCCTCGTTTATCTCGCGCTCCAGGTCTACGATACGCGCGGTTATCTCGCCGATACGGTCGTAGGGCGTGGAGCTGTGCGTACCGTCGGAGCTTCCGGAACACACCGTCTGCGCTTTCCTGCGGAGTTCCGCGACCTGTTCAAGCTTCGCGTTTATGCGGTCGTTCTGCCAGCGGTAGCGGGAGAGGTATTCTTTGGTGGTCATTCCGAATCACTTTCCTTTCTTTATCTCCCTGATCTTGACTTTCAGCGCCTCCAGCAGCGCGTTCTGAACGTCCTGCTTACCTGCAAGCGCGTCCGCGACATCTACATCGCGGGTGTTCTGCGTTATCAGCCGGTGGATAATCACGCGCTCCTGCTGCCCCTGCCTGTGAAGCCGCTTGTTCGCCTGCTCGTAAAGCTCCAGGCTCCAGTTCAGTCCGAACCATATCACGTGATGACCGCCCTGCTGGAGGTTCAGTCCATAGCCTGCCGAAGCCGGGTGCGTGAGAAGCAGGTCTATCTTCCCGGCGTTCCAGTCCGCCTGATCCTGGTCGGTTTTCAGCTCCCGAATCGCCAACGGAGATTTCTCAAAATGCCGCAGGATACGCTCCAGATCGTGCCGGAAGTTGTAGAATATCAGCGCGTGCTGACCGTTCAGTCCCTCCACAAGCTCTGAAAGGGTATCCAGCTTCCCGCTGTGGACTTCCACGGCGTTCTTGTTCTCGTCGTATACGGCTCCGTTCGCGAACTGCATCAGCTTCCCGGAAAGAACCGCTGCGGTTCCTGCGTCAAGCGTATTCTCGTCTATCTGGAGAAGCATTTCGCGCTCGAACTCCTCGTACCGCTTTTCGGTGCGTTTGTCCATGTAAACCGGAACGTCCACCACCGTGCATTCCGGAAGCTGTAAGTAATCCTCAGCTTTCATGCTGATACAGATGTCGCTTATAGCCGACCTGATGGACTCCTCGGCTCTAGGCTTCATCGCATATGTGGAAAAATGACCGCCGTGCGTGTTGCGGTCGCAGTATTTTGTCCGGAAGTGTGTTATCTTCTTCCCCAGGCGTTCTCCCTCGTCCAGTAAGTATATCTGCGCCCACAGGTCTATAAGCCCATTGCTCGCCGGAGTTCCGGTCAATCCTACCAGGCGTTTTATGTGCTGCCTGACATAGCACAGGCTCCGGAACCGCTGTGCCTTGCTGCTCTTGAAGCTGGACAACTCGTCGATCACCACCATATCGAACCGCCACGAATTCCGGTCGTACTCCACCAGCCATGGGACATTCTCGCGATTGATGACGTACACGTCGGCGGGAGTGTTCAGCGCCCTCACCCGCTGCGCCAGAGTTCCTATGACCCTGGAGATACGCAGGTTATGCAAGTGTTCCCACTTCTGCGCTTCGTTCGTCCATGTGGTTTCTGCAACTTTCTTCGGCGCTATCACAAGCACCTTTCCGACCTCGAACCGGTTGTATATCAGCTCGTTCACTGCCGTCAGCGTGATGACCGTCTTGCCTAATCCCATGTCGAGGAACAGCCCAAGGCTGCTGTCCGAGATTATCCTGTCGATACAGTATTTCTGGTAGTCATGCGGGACGAAGTTCATTCGTTCATCAACTCCCTGAGATTATCGAGATAGTGCTCCACCTCGTCTATGCCTGTCAGCACAAGCGCCGTAACATCGAGCTTCCGTAGCTGTGCTATCCTGCGGAGCTGAATTCTGCTCGGCTTACCGCCCGGGGCTTTCAGCTCAACGAAATGCACGGTACCGCCCGGGAGTATCACTATCCTGTCGGGAACTCCCGCCAGCCCCGGCGAAACGAACTTGAATGTCCTGCCGCCAAGAGCTTTCACACCATCTATCAGTCGCTGTTCGACCCTGTTTTCCTTGCTTCCCATTGTTCCTCCTGTCTGTCCGGTTCTCCCAATTTGGGAGGACTGAATTCTTGATCGCCTATGCATTCAAAAGTCGTGTATCCCGATCTTTGAAAATCATTAAGTCCTCGCGCGCACGCGCGTATACACGCATACACACAGGCGCACAGGCGTATATATTACTCTCTATTCCCTTTATTTTTTTATTTTATTAGGAATAGAATGTTACAAATGTTACAACTGGCTGTATTCCTTTCTGCCATGCGGTTTCTGGTGGTAACATTCTTGTAACATTCCCGTAACAATCGTAACATTCCCAGTAACATTCCAGCGAGAATGTTACAGAAAATCGGAGATTGTTACTGGAGAATGTTACAAGCGCTCAAGCCCTTACGAACCCACGCTGTACGCCGTATTCCGCGCCTATCCTCATTGCTCTGTCCGAACGCTTCCACCCCTCGATACTGCCGAGAACGCCGTTTATCTCCGCTGCGTCCGACTTCCGGAAGAACCTCATGTCGCCGCCCAGAGCTTCGCACCACACCTCGATGGCGCATACCCTTGTGCGCTCCACAAGCTGGGTCTCGGGGGTTCTCGCGAACTCACTGCCCCAGAACAGCCGGCGCTGAGCCAGCGTGCGTTTATCCCAGTCAGCTGGTATCTTCCTTTCGAGGAATTCGCGAATAACGCCCTCTTTCGCATTATGCTCAGAATGCTCCGCCTGCTCCTGCTGGGATATCCTTTCTACGTCGCCCTCAAGGTACAGCTTCTCGCCGTTCTTCCATGCAAGCACCGCTTCCGCCCATATCTGCGGGACTTCCTCTGCAAGCTGTCTGAACACGCTCTTCGTCGGCTGATTTATCCCGCAGTCCACCGGCCAGAAGCGGCGATTTCCGGTCTTATCGCGCAGGAATTCCGCTTCGTTGGTGGTTCCGAAGAACACGCACCGGCGCGGGTACTCCCGCGTTCTCCTGCCGTATGGTTCGCGGAAGATGTCCGCCACCTTAGAGAGAAACTGCTTTACAACGCCCATCTCCGCCTTTGACAGACCGTTCAGCTCGCCCAGCTCCAGCAGCCAGGAACCCTGGATAAGCTCGTAGGACTCTTTTCCCTCGAACGTACCCAGGCTGTCGCTGAACCAGTCGCCGCCCATGATCCGCAGCAGCGTGGATTTACCGATACCCTGCGGACCCGCGAGTATCGGCATTGTGTCGTACTTTACGCCCGGCTGCATGGCGCGGGCAACAGCGGCGGCGAACGACTTCCTCGCGACTGCGCGTACATACGAGTTATCCTCGGCGCCGAGATAGTCCACGAACAGCGTGTCCAGCCGCGGAACTCCGTCCCACGCTGGCAGGGCGTTCAGGTAGTCCCTGACTGCGTTCACCGTGTGACGGTGGCAGACCAGCGAGCAGGCGTCCAGTATCTTGTTGACCCCGGTTATCCCATGAGCCTTTTCGAGATAGTGACGGATACCCGCGTCGTCGTTGTCCGTCCAGCTTCTTACCCCGGTACTCATATCCCAGGGCATAGCGCCGATGACCTGCACGCGGTTGCTGAATTCGTCGAACCGGAGTTTTCCCTTGAGCATAGGGTCGTTCTCCAGAATTATGATAATATTGTCGGTGGTCTTTTTCGGAAGTCCGGTGGTCGCGGAGACCTCAAGCTGTGCTATCCAGTCGAGGTCGTTCCCGGGCACAACGGTGGGAGGATTCCCGAATGCTGAAACTGCCTTTTCGTACTTCTCCGTGTTCAGCAGCGAACTGACCTCCTTGTCCGCGGCGGCGAACTCGCACATTGCCGCGAAGCTCGGCAGACGGTTCGCGGGAGTATCCGGCGCAGCTCCGTCGTCTCTATCGCCGAACATGTGCAGCCGCACAAGGTCGAACGCATTGCATAGCCTTCCGCCCGCCGGGTCAGTCGCGTGATGGGAGTACAGGTACTTTCCGTCCTCGTACACGACTGCTCCGCCGGTGGTCGAGCCGCCGGAATAGGTATAGCGGTCGTTCCCGCAGCCGACGCCCGGCCCGCACGGGAGATATACTCCCGGAAGAAGCTCGTCCATCGCGCGGTAGATATCGTATGTACGGCAGAACGCGCCGACTATTCCGGATTTCTCGGTAGGATCTGCCTGCTTTCCGCCCCTCGGGAGCTTCGGCGCGATCATTCCCTGCCACTGAGCCACATCGTGCCAGTCAACGTACATAGTGAGAACTCCGTCCACATCTACGAACGGCTTGTCCGCGTAGGTGTAGACATACTGGCTGTCTGCCGAACAGCTTGGCCAGTACATGAGCCGCGAAGCCTGGAACGTAGTCGGGTCGCAGTACTCCATACCGACGAACTCCGCGAGCTTACGCGCCAGCGGCTCGTATTCGTCCGCGGTGCAGGTGCGGTTCAGCGGTATCAGCACGCGGAGCCTCGGCGCCGCTTCGGAGTGCTTGCGGGTGCTGTACACGCAGTACCCGAAGCCCAGACCGTCTATCCGGCGCAGGATTTCCGAGGTCTGCCCGGCGGGGATATTATCGAGGTCAAGCGTGACGATATCCCTGCCGCTGACTGCGGAAGCCTTGCGCTGTATTCCTTCAAGCGTTCCCCCGACGAAGCCGCCGACGTCCTTTATTTCGTCCTGCTTCGCTTTCGGGAGTGCCATGTATTCTGTATATTTCTCCGTAGTGCGCTGCGGGGCGCTGAGCTTCTCGCAAAGCTCCGACCACATCAACTCCTGCCGCTGCCATGATACTGCTTTTCGGCTCGTTCCTACGGTTATGATCAATGATCTGTCGTTGTTCACTACGGTGTCACCTTCCTTAGTCCTTCTTATAATATTCGCCGACGAACCCCGCAGCATTGAGGACGAGCCCCGGCGCCCAGGATATCGGCTGTTTCATTATTCCACATAGGGTATCGAGGTCGGCGCGTTCAGCCGGGCAATCGACGACCGCTTCGTCGTGGATATGCATGACCGTCTGATACCCTGCGTTTTCGAGCCGTTCCAGAGTTACCGCGAGGCAGTCCCTCGCGATAGCCTGAACGACGTTCTCCGTGAGCTTCCCGCCGTAGGTGGAAAGCCTCGTCCATTTTCGCGTGCCGCCCTCCGCGCCCCAGTAATGCACAGCGGGCTTGTTGAATTCGTTGCAGGCGATCTCCGGGTGCGGATAGTACAGCTTTCGCCCGCTGGGAAGCCTTATCGTGAGGAAGTCCAGACCGTTCACGGAATCGGTCTCCTGGTCGATGATAAGCCCCTGAACCCCAGAGGGCTGACCGAATTTCACTGCGGATATCGCCGCCTCCTCCAGCTTGTACCAAAGATCCCGGATACGCGGGCTTGCTTCCCGCCAGCGCGTAACGATATCAAGGAGTTCATCGTCGGAAAGTCCCATCTTATCTGCGCCCATAGCTTTCAGCGCCCCGACCGACCCCTGATAGCCAAGCGCCAGCTCCGCGACTTTACCTTTCGCACGGTAGGCGTATTCGGGATTTCCCTTTTTAATGCGCTCTATCGGCACGTGGAACATCTGCGAAGCCGAAGCTTCATATATCTTGCCGTGGGTCGCGAATACCTCCTGCCGCCAGCTTTCGCCCGCGAGCCACGCAATGACCCGCGCTTCGATGGCGGAAAAATCCGCCACCGCAAACATATTCCCCGCCGCGGGAATGAATGCCGTCCTGATAAGCTGTGAAAGCGTGTCCGGGACATTGCCGTAAATGTATTTCAGTGTAAAGAGGTCGCGGTTCTTCACCAGTTCCCTTGCCATGCCGAGGGTTTCGATGTATGTGCGCGGTAGGTTCTGAACCTGTACCAGACGTCCCGCCCAGCGCCCGGTGCGGTTCGCGCCGTAGAACTGTATCAGCCCCCGCGCCCTGCCGTCGGCGCATATCGCGTTCTGCATGGCGGTGTATTTCGTGACGGAGGTTTTCCCCAGCTCCTGGCGTATCTCCAGCACACGCCGCGCATTCTCCTGCGGAACGGTTTTCATCAGCGCCGATACTGTTTCCTTATTCAGCGAGGAAATGTCCTCGGAGGTTTCCTTTTCGAGCCAGTCCTTGAGCTGCTTTACAGACTTCGGATTATCAAGCTCGGTCAGTCGCGAAGCTTCCTCTATGAGCTGGCTGTTTATCATCTCGGAGCATTCCACCGCGCCCGCTATCAGTTCAGTGTCGAGAGCCACTCCGGCGGCGTTTATACGCTGGTCGAGCTCCCACTGCCGCTGAACCTCGTCTGGTACCGGGAACGCCGACAGTTTGTGCTCGACGGTCATTTCAGTTTCGACATCGCGGCAGCAGTACTCTTTGAAAAGCTCCCACTTTTCCGGCGCGTGACCCGGATAATTCCGCGTTCTCATGCCGTTTGCACGGGTAGGTCTGCACGGCTCACAGAAGTAATTTATCAGCGCTTTTCCGGTGCTGAGTTTCTTTTTGTCCTGCGGGAGTTCCAGCGCTTCACCGATCTCTGCCAGTCCCGCAGGATAGCCGAGATACAGCCCGTGGAGCTGCGTGCATCGCCACTGTGGGAGCCACTCTGTCGGATTTTCGATACCGAAATAAACCGAAAGGCAGTACCACTCGAACGCCGCGTTGTACGCGTGCTTGATGCAGTCGGGATCCGTGAGAAGCTCAGTCAGTTCGTCTGGAACAAATTCACGCTTTGGCTCTACGATTTTCACCGGCTCCCCATCAATGCTGTACGCTATCAGCAGGATCTCGAAGTCTGGGGACTGCGCATACTTGTACAGTCCCGACTTGCGAATATCAACAGAAGAGTAGGTCTCGATGTCTATCGAAACGTGCTTAACCGCCATAGGGCATACCTGTTATAGGGTCTACGCCGTAGTAAGGGTCGGCGGGGGGCACGGGATAGCCCTGCGGCGGCGCCTGATTATACACAGGCTGTGCAGGAGCCGCGGGCATGGGTGCCGGAGCGCCAAATGAACCGAATGCTTCCGCTGCGGAGATACCGCCGCCGAGAGGCTCGCCGTCCTCCAGCTTCTGGACTGCATTCAGACCGCAGCCGATACCGCGCTTACCATTGCTGTTATAGGGGAAGAAATTCACGTTCACGCGCGCATAGCAGCCACTGTAAACCTCGCTCTGGTTGATTATCGGGTTCAGGCTAAGGTCAACGACCTGCGGAGCGTTCTTGCTGGAAGCCGTGAACACCCAGCACCCCTTGCACTCCGCGCCGAAATGCTCGCCGTTGGGGCGGACGCCGTCGCCATCGTACACCGGGACAGCCAGCACCGGAGGCTTCGCGCCGTTCCAGCACTTGGACACGCCCGCGTTTGTGGCTGCGGCGATGGCGGCGTCGATACGGCGCTTGGTCTCAGCGTCCGTTTTGGGGACGAGAATAGTCACGGAGTACTTCGGCTCCTGATTGGGCTGGTGTGCATAGGGTCTGAAAAGGTGCTCATAGGAAAGTCTTGCTCTGTTAGTAGTTACTGCTGTTTCAACCATTGTTGTTACCTCCAAAAATTTTTGTCATGTCTTTCTTGTAATCGGGTCTTTTGTCGTCGGCCGGAACGAGGGTCGGTCTGCCCTGCGGCTTTTCAATATATCCGCCGATAAGCTCGGTGAGCTTCTTTTTACCGCCGACAAGCTTTTCAAGCTCGGTCAGACCGAGGGGCTTGCGCTCATATAGCATTGCTTCCTCAATACCGCTGTCCTTGAGTACTGTGAACGCGGCTTCAAGGTCGGTGATCTGGCGGTTGCTCCTGCCCTCGACCGCCTTAAATCCGGTCACGGTTTTGCCGCTCATTATCTCGTTCAGCGCATACTCCTCGATATCAGACAGCCAGTTTGCGAACAGCCGCGCCCGCACCAGTATCTTTCCGAGTTCATCGTCTGAGAGAAGCTCAGGCGGAACTATCGAGAACTCCGCTTCCGAAAGGATATGCTCCGCTCTGGCGCGGCAGGTCGCCTTCGCCTTGCAGAACCGGCAGTGATCTCCGCAGGAGAACTCTCCCTTGCCCTCCCAGGCGAGCTTTGCTGTCGGCATGATATTCCTGCCCCATTCCTCCAGCGCGTCCCAGGAAAGGCTCCACGATGAGTTCCCGTCCTCGGTGCGCGGCTGAACGATATGCAGAGTGACGTTCCGGATATCGTACAGCATATCGTAATCCCGCGCCGCTCCCAGCGCGTACAACTTGAGCTGCGGATTGTCCTCCGCGCTGACGGGAACTCCCTTGCCGTACTTGAAGTCGATGATGTGCATATCATTGCCGCAGAGGATTATGCAGTCGCTCGTGCCAAAGCCGCCCGGGGCTATCCCGGAGTAATCCACCCGCTGTTCCGGAATGACTGCGGGCTTCGTGCTGTAACCGTGCACTATCCTGGATATGTAGTCGATGTACTGGTCGGTGTAGCCGTCCATCTCCGGGGAATACAGCTCGTTCTTCCGTATCTCCGCGACCGCCTTGTCGAACGCGGACTTTTTCAGCCCCTCGAACTTCCTGCGGAGTTTCAGCTCGCACAGCGAATGCGCGAGTGTTCCCTCTGCGGCGTAACCGGAACCAGTATCCGGCATATTCTCGGTGAGCCTGGCGCTGGGCGGGCACGCAAGCCAGCGCTTCGCCGAGGAAGCCGAAAGTAACGCATGAGTTTCGGGCATTATATCTTACCTCCAAGCTGTCTGATCCCGTTCGCCATAGCCGCGTAGGATTCCGGCGGAAGATCTCTGATACTCTGCACCTGTTTTACGGCTCCGGCGCTGTCGATGTAGGAGAACGTGTGCAGGAGTTCGAGGAGCTTACCGCGCAGGGCTTCGTTCTCGCAGAGAGGGCGCGCAGCTACGGCAAGCTCGTCCTGCGTGTACTGGCATACCGCCGTGGGAATTGTCTGCGCAGCGGGAAGAGCGGCAGGAACCGTCTGTACAACGGGAGCAGCCTGAGCCGTGGGCGCGGAGACAGGAATGGGCTGTGCAGTCGTGACGGGCTGTACATGAGGTGCTGCAACCGGGACTGCCTGCGCAGTCGGGATTACCGGCTGAACAGGTGGAGCGACCGCCGGTGCTGCGGGGGCAACCTCGGTTTGTACTTCTGCGGGAACATCTGACGCGGCCTTGATGAGCCTCAGCGCCTGCTCCGGAGATACTCCGGAAAACTTGATTTCAAGGGTCATATTTTTTTCCTCACTTTCATATTCAGTAACGGGATTTCCGCACCAGAAGCAGGTGCGCCCGTTATTTTCAATACTGCTGCAATAGGGGCAGAGGATAGGCGGATTCATTTGAACCCCTCCATATCATCAAAAGACATCGGTCCGCCTACGTTCTTGCACATTGCTTCTTCCGCTTTCTCAACGTTCGCCACCATCTGATGGTAGTAACTCTCTTTCAGTTCGCAGGCTATCGCACGCCTGCCGAGCGTTCGCGCCACATACGGCACGCTGCCGATACCGCCGAAAGGTTCAAGCACGATATCCCCGGGGTTTGTCCAAAACTCAATGCAGCGGCGGATAACTTCAAGCTGCAAGGGACATATATGCCGTTCGTCCTTTTCCTCCCGGGCTGAATTCTTCTGGAGCGTGTCGGACTGCCGGATATCCATCCACACCGGGCTTGCGTACTGCTGCCAGACATCACAAGGGAAACTCTCGTCTGTGTGGGTCACGCGTTCCGGATTGTCGCCGGGCTTCCTCATCGTGAGTATGTAGTCGGGGATTCCCTGGCGGTTCATGGCGCTGTCTTTCTTTATCTGCTTGTGAAGCAGCCCGAGCGCCTTTGTGCGCTGCATTTCAGTGACTGGGTTCTTCCATATCGTCACGCGGCTGTGATAGATGAATCCGCAGTCCTCGAACACCTGACGGAGTATCGCCGGAAAATCTTTCAGCCCGATAACGCCGTCGCGTTCCTTCATCTTCGGGAGATCCATGCAATGGAACGACAGCAGGCGTCCCGGCATAGTCACGCGGTAGAGTTCAGCCGCGAGGTATTTGAAATGCTCGTAGAATTCCTCGTCGTTCTTGCAGTTGCCCATGTCACGGTCGCTGTTGGAATAGGTGTAAAGGCTTGCGAAAGGCGGCGAGAATATCGTGTAATGCACGGAGTTGTCCGGCAGTCCCTTGATTATTTCGCAGCTGTCGCCGTGATACAGTGCGTATTTCTCGCCGATTGTCTGGTTTATTACATCAGGCATAGTGCTTCATTTCCTCCCATTCAGGAAGCCGCATTGCCTTGTGCGGCTCATATTCAGTGGATATTCTCACCGTTGCTGTGAGTTCCCGGCGGGTAATATCCTTTGTGAGTTCAATAAGGTGTTCTTTCATCTGCTCGTTGTCGCGCTGCTTACGCTCGATATTTTCCTTGACTGCGCCCTCCCGCGCCGAAATGATGATATACACATCAACATCGGATTTCTGCCCGAATCTCCAGCAGCGGCGCACAGCCTGATAATAAGCTTCGAAACTGTCCGAAAGTCCCACGAAAACGACCTTGTGGCAGTTCTGCCAGTTCATGCCGTAGCCTGCGATTTTCGGCTTCGTGACAAGGCATTTCAGCTTTCCGGCGGCAAAGTCCAGCATGGATTTCGTCTTTAAATCCGGAGCGTCGGAGCCCTGCACATTCACGCTGCCGGGTATCAGTCTGTGAAGCTCGTCCGCTTCGGCGTTGAGGTCGCACCAGCACAGCCAGTTTTCGTCAGAGGAATTCACCAGATCTGCGGCGGCTTTGCAGCGTTCCGCAAGAGAATCCCTGCGGGCTTCGCGGCGCTCTGTAAGAGACAGTGCGACGTTTTCAGCCTGTTCGCCGTCAACGACTATTTCATGCACGTTGAGTTTCGGCAAGTCGTAGCCCTCGCACTTGTAGCCGAGCTTCTTCGGGTCGTCCATGACCACACACCAGCTTGAAAGCCAGCGCCAGAAAAGGTCTGCGGCGTGCCCTTTGAGCCGCCATTTCGAGGTCTCACCGCCGTCATGCACGAAGTACATCGCAAGCATTTCCGCGCGGGTCATCACTCCGAGAAATTCCGAGTGGTTGCCGAGTTCCATGTAGTCGTTCGGCGCGGGTGTAGCGGTGCAGGCGAGCTTGTAGGGCGTTCTGCTGAACATTCCGATTATCTGGTTTCGTATCTTTCCGGAAAAGCTCTTGATAATGCTGCTTTCGTCCAGAACTATCGCTGTGAACTCAGAAGATACAAACTTGTCCAGCTTTTCGTAATTTGTGATGTTCACGGAATCGGCTGTCACGTCAGCCTGTGACGCACAAATCTGCACTTTAACTCCGAACTTCTCACCCTCGCGCTGGGTCTGCGCCGATACCGCCAGCGGCGCTACTATCAGGACTTTGCCGCCTGTCCTGCGACGTATCTGTTCAGCCCATTCGAGCTGCATTGCGGTCTTTCCGTCGCCGCAGTCTGCGAATATCGCCGCCCTGCCTTTCGCCAGCGCCCACCTTACAATGTCGCGCTGGAAGTCGAAAAGCATGTGGTTGAGTTCGTCTGCGGGGACGTTTATTCCGGAAGACGTTGATGTTATCGCTTTGTTTGTAATAAAATTTTCGTAGGATTCCATGTTTACCTCATATCGTCAAAAGACATCTGCCCGCCGTTTTTCTCGGCGTCCATACGCTTCTTCTTGTATTCGTTGTACTGCATTCGGTATCTGTAGCTGTCCCCGAAGATATTCCACGCAGCCTTGACGACATTAGGTTCATACGGCTTGATTTTCTCCAGGTCTGCGACTGCCTTGTAGGAAATCGGGCAGCCGCAGCAGCCGGTTCTTGTCAGCCCGTACACCTCGTACGCGTCGGAATACCGTACATCGTACTTTTCCTTGTACCAAGCCTTGTCCGCGTCGCTGACGTAATACAGCGGGCGCAGTCGGTACTGCCCGGAGCTTGTTTCCATGAAACACATTGTCGTGCAGTCCTTACGGGGAACAGACCTCATGCCGCCCTCGTCGCGGCGCTCTCCGGTGATGATCATGTCGAAGTCTTTCTGAACGGCGTGCGCAACATTCTTCTTGCAGCAGTCGCAGCACTTTGCGCTGATCTTGAAATCCGGCGGATACTCGCCGATGAAATCCCGCATATACTTGGAGCTGTTGATTACAAGCTGAATGTTCGGGCGGGGTTCTCCGGCTGAATTACAGCAGCAAAGAAAATTGATCACGCTCTCGCATTTCGGATAGCGCTCTTTCAGTTCTGCACGCTTTGCTGCCTTGTCCTCCGCCTGTTCGTATTCCTGTGCTATGGACAGCGGAACGCCTTTCTTCTGCCACTCGGAAAGCCCGCCGGACATGATCTTCGATACGAACGGCACTCCGTTCTTGCGGACCGCGTTGACGATTCCGACCTTCGGGCGGTATGTAGTGATCTCTACGCCGTACTTCTCAGCGGTAGCCTTGACATGGTTCTTCGTCGCCGCCATCTCCAGACCCGTATTGAAAAATGCATACTTGACCGGCGGGAGGTTGAACACTTCCCGGGTACGCTCGATAAGGTCGAGCATGATGTCGCTGTCCGAGCCGCCGGAGTAGCTGCATATAGCGTTCGGGTGCTGCCTGAGTCGCGTCGCGATTATTCCCATGATAGCCTGGAACTTGTCCGGCGCCGGGAGATCTGCGTAAGCAGGGCGGTCGGTGTAGACCCGGCTTTTATATTCTTCTTTCACTTGACAAACCTTTCCGCTCATGTTATAATGAGCATGTAATACTTTGTTTTGCCGCTTCCCGAGTGCCAGCTCAGGGGCGGTTTTTCTTTTCCCATGAAATAACCGTCTGTGGTGCGCAGCCGAACCCGCGCTTTATATCCCGGAGC